TAATATTTCAATTTTTATGAGGAGAAGTTTTCTCAGTATTTAATGACAATTCTTAAAGATACATACTACGATGATAAACATTGTCTTCTTCTTGTTTTTTAATTAGTTTATCCACAAGGTCCTTTGTAATTTCAAGTGGGAATTCCACTTTGATACATGAATTATCATCAAATAGTTTTGCACCAGGTTTCATTAGTTTAAATAGATTTAGTTTTCGGAAAATAATTTCAATACACCGTTTCAGATTACGCACACCCTTTTCTTGGCCAGTATAACTATCAATAATAAATCCAATTACCTCATCTGAAAACGTGATTTCTTCATCTAGTTTTACATCTGTTTTGATCTTTGGTAATAGATAATCCTTCACAATATGGATTTTCTCTTTAGCTGAATAACCATTTGTTTGGATCCTATACATCCTATCAATCAAAATAGGATTGATCTTACTTTCATCATTGTAGCTGAAAATGAATAAACATTTACTAAGATCGAAATCAATCTCTGAAAAGTATTTGTCGTGGAATTTATCATTTTGAGAAGTATCGGTTAAGTGTGTAAGAATACCAATGATTTCTTCACCCTTCGGTGTATCGCTAATCTTGTCCAATTCGTCAAAATAAATTACCGGATTCATTGATTGTTTTTGTAGCAAAATATCCACAATCTTGCCCCATGTACTACCTTCATATGTATAACTATGACCTTCCAAAAACGAACTATCTGTAGCACCACCTAGTGCAATGAATGCAAATTCACGATTCAGAAGTTTACTAATACCTTCTTTTACTAACGTTGTTTTACCCGTTCCTGGTGGACCTTTAATAGCAATTGCACACCCAACCGCATTTGGGTTTGTGATCCATTGTCCAAGAAGTTGAACAATCTGCATTTTTGCATCATTCATACCATATACAGCACTATTCAGCGAAGTAATTGCATTTTCCATAAAATTTTGACATTTTTCAACGCCGTCAGATTGACTTACCGGTAATGTATTATACTTGTTAAATGGTATACGCATAAATGCATCAACCCAATGTTGTAGTTTATAGTAATCACCAGCCATTGGATCCATATGACGCAAAGTGTTAATTTTTTTCAACGCACAAGCTTTGAATTGAAGAGGAATATCTGATTCAAGTAGTTTAAGTCTATACGGCTTTTCTACTTTGATTACCTTACACACTTTTTTCAGTTCTTTAAGAATTTGTTGTTGATTTTTAACTTGTAGGTTCTCAAAAAATTTATAATCATTTAGTGAGTTATTATCTCTCACGATCTTCTTGAACTTTTTGACATTTTTAACGCGCTCCTTTCTACTTTTCTTGTTTTCTTTACGCTTCATCTCACTTTCTGTCTGCTTTGCTGTTTTTATAAAATCTTTAATTAGTTTTGAATTTTTGTTACCTTTTTTCAAACCTTTCGCATAATTACTAATTTCTTTCATTAGCTCCTCTTCGCTTTTTTCACCCTTTTTAGTATTTTTTACACTTGTTTTCGTTTTATCAGTTTCATCTTCATTTTCGTCGTCATCATCATCGTCATCGTCATCCTCGTCTTCATCTTCATTGTCGTCTTCATCGTCATCTTCATCTTCATCTTCATCTTCATCTTCATCTTCATCTTCATCTGTTTCATCTTCATCTTCATCTGTTTCATCTTCATCGTAACTATCTTCATCATCATAATAAGACGAATCCTCGTCTTCGTCATAACTAGACCGTCCTCGATCCTCAATAGTACATACTATGTGAACCTTGTTATCATCATCGACTATAACATTTTCTTCGTCTTTTTCTTTTTTTGTTTTCTTCGTCTTTCCTTTCATAACCGCGTCACTCATGTATTTCGACGGAAACAGTTTAGATAAAAACTTTGTATATTCTTTTTCATCTAATTCATAAGATTCTTCGTCGTCTTCTGTTTCATAATCATCGTCGCTATCATCGTCATCTTTCTCATTACGCCGTTTACTTTTTTCAGTTTCACGTTTTTTATCACGCAAATTATACTTTTGTTTTTTAGTTTCAACCATTATAATTATATTTATGTTTATTTTTAGATAGTTATAATATTTCAATTTTTAAAAAAAGACAACATAAATACAATGAATATACCTCATATATATATGAAACTTAACGAAGAATCTTTAGTAAAGGTTATGTTAAAAATTAATAAGATTACAAATCACAAAAAACGCGAATGGAATACAATATACCAAGGTAACTTTTGTTATTATTGGAATACACAACTCTGGTCAAATATTTTGAACAACACAAATAATTACGGGGCTACTATTAGCCGAAATGAATTTTACTCTATGTGTAAACCACATTGTAGTTACACCGAATTTGTACGTATATTTGAAATGATATCTGGTGAAAATAGTAGAGAATTTTCTTCTGTGGATTTAGAAACATTTATGGATAAAATAAGTGATATTGATTATCATAACATTATTAATTGTTTTGTTGATACAGAGGAAAACAAATCCGAGTCTGAACCCGAACCCGAACCCGAACCAGAACCCGAAACCGAACCCGAACCAGAACCCGAACCCGAACCAGAACCCGAACCCGAACCCGAACCCGAACCCGAACCCGAACCCGAACCCGAACCCGAATCAGAACCCGAACCCGATTCCATAGTTGAGTATTCAATCTATGTTCATCACATGGAATTTGATACTGAGACAAAACAAGAAAATAACAGTCCACTTTTTTCAGCACTAAAGAAGTGGTTTATAAACATTTTTTTATAATTAAAAAGTTTGTGTTATATTTTATATTCAAATAGAATATAAAATATGTCTTGCTTTTGCCTATTCCCAAAAGAAAACCCTAGAAAAATTGGTTACAAAATTGGTATTCTCAGAATAGATTACGAGTATCCACCAATCGTAGGAGATGTTGATGATCATCGTAGTTTTGATTTCGGTGTAGAATATGAAGTAGTCGAAGGATTAACATTTGAAAAAGCCCAGGCAGGAATTTTATCGGCTGAAATAATATCGTCATTTAAAACAGCAATTCGTAAGTTAGAGAAGAAAAACGTAATAGGGTTATCAGGTGACTGTGGGTTTATGATGGCATATCAAAAATTAGTATGTGAAATATCGAAATTGCCAGTATTCATGTCTAGTTTATTACAAATACCTATTATAGCCGCTTCAATAGAACCTCATGAGACTATTGGTATTTTATCTGCAAATTCTAATACATTGAAACCAAATTTAAAAAAATTAATGACAGAATGTGGTGTTAATGCTGATTTAGATCAGCTGTATGTCATTGGTTGCCAAGAAATCCCCGGATTTGATGCCGTTGCAAAAGGTGAAAAAGTAAATAGTAATCTTGTAAACAAAGGAATAGAAAAAGTTGTTAAACACAGTCTTGTCGCACACCCTAATACAAAAGCCTTCCTAATGGAATGTACTGAACTACCCTGCTATTCAGACACTGTCCGATATACCACCGGACTACCCGTATTTGATATTATAACTTTAATCAACTTATTTTATGCAAGTTCAACAGACAATCCTAATTTTGGTATTAATGGTTGGGATGTATAGTTATTATCATTGTGATAACATTCATTTATTACCTTTGGTACTTTTTTTTCGTTTAAGTTTAGTTTTACTTGTTTTTCGTTTTAATTTACTAGATTTTCTGGTTTGTGTTCTCTTTTGTCTGCGCCCACCAACAACATCCAGTCTATAATAATGACTTGGCCCGCCGCCTGCGACCTGCGCCTCGGCTTGCGTAATGTAGTCCTGTATTATAATTACTTCATCCTTGAGGAACTCCCCGATATATGAAACTACTTCCTCTGGTATCATCCTATCATTCAAATTTCTATCAACTACACCAAATTTTGTAAGTACAATTTCCATTTTGAGAGATGGCGGCGATCGGCGCTTTGCTCTATCATTCATTGAAAGCGACGACTCTCTAATTGCTTTCACTTTACCTGTTTTAAATTTTGTATCATCCATAGAATAAAATGTATTATTATTTACCGTTCCTTTAAGTACGTACCGGTTTTCTATAATACTTATGTTATCACCTACTTTTATATCTTTGTTTGGCGTACTCGTCTCGTGTGTATATTTAAGACGATTTTGATCATTATTAATTGGATATACTTCAGTATATCTAAATTGTCTACTAGTATTCAGCACTCTATCTAATGTACTATTTCCTAACGATTTCAGTGATTTCATATGGTATATATATTATGATTATATTTTATCTACTTGTATATATAAATGTCAGTATTTTCACCAGTTAAAATGCGGAAATTGGATGATCATTTTAAGGAAATATTACCATTTGTAAAAAGCCATTTTAGACATGTAACAAAACCACTTGTAGATATTCCAGGTTTTACAGAAACATATTTAGAATGGCGTAGTTATATTAGAAGAATAAGAGGTGAAAATCCCAGTAAAAGTGTTCATGATAGAATTAGAGAAGACTATTTAAAAAAATATCCGAATTACGATTTCCCAGAGCATGTATTAAACGCATTAATAGATTATAGTGTTTATAGATATTTTATACAAACACCAGAATTAAGACCACTTGAAAATACAGACTTTGCCGACGATATAATTAATCCAGTTCAAAGAAATAAAGAATTTTTATTAAGCGAATTCGCTAGTGAAGTTGAAAGAAAAAGAATAATTGCAAGAAAAGAGGTTTCGAAAAGTTTAAAAACATCTGATATAATTGCTTTAAGAGCAAATCGACCAAATAGTACAATTTCAAAATTCCTCGTAGGCAAAAAAAGAAAAACGCATAAAAGAGGTAAAGGTAAAAAAAGAAAAAGATCAAAAACTAATAAAAGAATCGTCAAAACATAGACCCTTTCCTGTCTAATCTAACCCTATTTACATATAGGAATGTTAGTACTTAATTAATTTAATATTTACTTTATTAACTTCACCAATACATCTGATGTCTTACAAATACCATAACTTTTTCGATGTAAATCTGTGATTCCATATTCTTTAATTCCATTCATATGTTTTTTTGTCCCATAACCCTTATTGGATAAAATATCATATTTTTCAACCAATGATTCATTTTTGTCACATAGATCTTCAATATATTCATCTCGTTCTACCTTTGCCAATATTGACGCTGCTGCAATGACAGAATACGTATTGTCTCCACCAATCACAGTAACGTGAGGTACGGTATAAATTCTCCCTTGTTGGTTCCTAAACAATGGTTTAAAATCATTCCCGTCCACCAAAATGAATGATTCGTCGTCCTCTTTAAGTTGGTCTAACACATTGATTACTGCATTATGCATACAACCCAATGTTGCCTGACGAATATTAATGTTATCAATTACACTGGGATCTTCGTAACACACTGAATATGCCAGCGCGTTCTCTTTGATATGATCGTAAGCTTCTTTTATTTTCTTAGACGAGGTAAACTTTTTACTGTCTTTCATCAAATCATGTCTAAAATCATTTTCAGGTAGGGCAACTGCGGCACTATATACTCGTCCAAACATAGGACCCTTACCTGCTTCATCAACACCAATCTCGAATTTGTTGGTAAGTTTATATTTAGATTCTAATACCATGTTTAAAGTTGTTAAAAGTTAAATAGCGTTACAAATTCAATTTTATATGTTATTGTATAAAATTGAATTCATTTATTAAATGAATATCTAATTACAATAAAAAATGATTGCTCCTTTTGTTGCAACTAACCAAAACCCGAATATTATTATATCTGATAATAATGACTGTCCAATATGTCTTGTCTCTATTAATGATGGATTTACTACAGTTTGTAATCACAGATTTTGTACACAGTGTCTTGTAGAAGCACTAACACGAAATCCGTCTTGTCCTATATGCCGACAATGTAACATACATAATTGTACTAGTTTAGATAATGAATGTCTACTCTGTATAGCCGGCCATAACCCAGCAATAGTAACTCCAAATGTCTTTTCAAGTGATCATAACTTGTCTTATTCACCATTGGCATATATTACGTATTACGAACTAAAGATTATTTTGGCGAAACTATTATTTATATTTTTAATCCAACTGTTCGCAGGTTATCAATGTATTAAAGGTGTGATCACTTTTTGGGCATATTGTTGTTTATCCTTAATTTTGACCATCATTGGTATGATAATAATTTCACAATCTCCTAGGAATTTTGTTATATATTTAATTCAATTTGCCAACCGATTTGAATCTCTACTACCAATAGTTAATCAATCTCCTCATTTAGAAGTATAATTATGTAAAATGTTTACCTTGTTTCTTACTACTTTTACGCTTTTTTGTTTTTTTACCCGCAGCATATGATGATATATGTTTAGATATATCTTCTGGAAGTTTCTTAGTACGTGATATCATTTCAACTTTGGCATTCACATCTTTTTTTATCGCACTTTTTTTCATCATTTCTATCTTTTTTTTATTTCTTTCACGTTGAGTTAAACGAGGAGTGCGCCTTCTATCTCGAGCACGCGCAGTCTTTTCCTCGTCTGTAGGAGGGTTTTTTTTACTCCATTTTTCACTTTCTTCTATTAATTTACGATAGCTTCCATGAACATTCCACTGGTCCTTATTATCAGTCATTATCTATATAATAAATAAACAAAATGTAATAGAGAAATATTCTACTTTTTTCATTTTTTTTCTCATTAAATAGTATAAAATGGCAAAACATTCGAATATTATCTGCAAAACAAAGGTTGTGAACGGCAAAAGAGGCTTGAGATACCACAACACCCGCACAAAAAAACAATTCCCCATCGTAGTAGGGAAAAAGGGTGGTCTCTCGATTAAAACACCTAGCTCGAAAACTAGAAGATACGTAAAAGCTGCGTGCAAAAAAGCAATCTGTGGATCCAGTTTCTGGAAACAAGTCAAATCGTTAAAATCGCGCAAAGCTAAAAAATGAATTTAAATAAATTTAATGAACTTAAGAAATTATTTTGCGACAATCAAATACAAACATGGTTAATACAAGAAACACGCTTTACAGCAAAACAAGAACATGTAAACAACCTGAAAAGTTCACTTCAAATAATATAACAAATAAAAACAAAAAGAATTTGTTATATTTTAATCTTTTAATAAACATCAAAACAAATAGAAAATATTTGAATATAGGCATAACATACACGGGGAAAAGAAGTGGGAAAACGGCTTATTACGAGCGTAATAATAAAGAACTATCAAAACACAGCAAGAAAAAGATTGTTTGCGAACATATCGGATATTATATGTGCAACAACGCAGAAAATATTGAAAGAATGCTGAAAGAAATATTAAATCCATGCCTCGCCTTTTATAAAGATGTTAATGGAAACACTAGGCGCGAAATATTCAAATATAATGATGAATGCGAATTAAAAGTCGAACAGTTTCTTGTTAAGCACAACATACACATCATTAAAATATGAATATCATAATATCATTGTGATAACCTTCATTTATTACCTTTGGTACCTTTTTTTCGTTTAACATTAGCTTTACTTGTTTTTCGTTTTAATTTTGGTTTACTAGATTTTCTGGTTTGTTTTCTCTTTTGTCGGCGCCCACTAACAATCCCCCGACTATAATAATGACTTGGTTCATACCCGTCGCCTATTACAATATGTTCTTCCGAGAACTCATCTATAGTTAGAAAGGCATTATTTATTATCTTTTTCTTAAGAATTTCCTTGGCTGAATCAATATTTGTAAGTACGATTTTTATTTTTTGATGTTCACCTTTTCCATCTTCATCCGCCCACGGCGCACCCTCCAGTGCAATTGACTTCACAGTACCTGTTTTAAATTTTGTATCATCAATAGAATAAAATTTTTCATCATCTGGTCCTCCTTTAACCACGTACTTTTCTTCTATAATACTTATATTATCGCCTACTTTTATATTTTCAGCCATTTGCCCCGCCTCATACTGCTCGTAGGTCACGAACCCGTATTTGAGTTTTTTTCGACTATTATCAATTGGAAATACTTCGGTACCACTTCTATCTCTTCTAGTAGCATTCGTTATTTTGCCAACTGTACGTGATATTAGTGATCTCATATATATGTATATATATATGATGATAAAAAAGACAAATGACAATAAAATATACAAAAATAAACAAATATATATATAATATATACGCATAATGTCGTATTATACTCTGATAAATAACGTAAAATACGACAGAAAATTAGTTGATCTAGCGGAACAATACAAAACAGAAGACGATACCTTAAGTTGGAAAAGTGTCAATGCCATATTACATAGTTGCAAAGACGCTGGAAAATTTACAAAAATCGAATTAGCTACAATCAACTACATTAATGACAATTATGCCTTTGACTACGACACCAAACAACTTTTAAACCTAATTTTGTTTTTATGTAACTCGCTACAATCAAAACATGATTAAAAAAATTTAAAGTATGATTATTAATATTTGTATTATATTATTAATAGATGTATACAAGAAAAGAGATTGAATATTTAAATAATACAAAAATATGGAAAAACACAATAGAGTTTGTCATACAAAACGATACTGAATACAGAGATTCGTATGTTATTTACCAAAAAAAAGGTGAAAAGACCTATTTAGCGATCCCGATAGATTTATATATGAATAACGATCTACTAAAAGATGTAGAAAACAAAACTCTTCAAGAACTTCATAATAATCGTATAAAAAATTGAAAAAAATATCAAGCATATGGTTCTTTTTATTTATAAGTTGTAATTAATATGGATTTCTCGTCTGACATTGTGTATGAATTGAACGTAGCCGAATGGTTCAAATCTACATTTAGTCAAGATGGAAATGGTAATATTAATCTATCGGCCCCTCCATTTTCAGAAAAACGTCCATTTGATTATGGTATTGAAAATATTATTACTAGTATTGACAACAAAGGATATAACGCAATTTTAGATCATATTGAAAATGCTTGCAAGTATACTAATTGGCT